TTTCTCGATCCAGAGTCAATCTTCTCGACAACGGACCACCCGTCTGCAATAAACCACGCCATCGCACTTTCGGGGAGACCAGGCCGGGGAAGACCTACAGACTCACCGATGGTTAGCTCTAGTTCCTCTGTCTCAAACCATTTCGCAACGTCAAGTACGCTCTGAGGAACCACGTCGTATTTATTAACAGTAATTCCCGGCCCGATCAACGGGAGTGTAAGAGTAGCCATTACCAAGCCTCCTGACTTGCGCCCTTGGAATACTCTATTTCAAGGAGCATGAGAGACACGTCCCCTCCAACAACGCCACCACCACCTCCGTCGTAAGTGATGTCACGAGTGACAGTTATACCAAGCAGACGGCTTGTTGTAATTGTTAAATCAGAACTTACAGGTGAAGTCTCAACATATCCGACACCTGCGGAGACAGAATCAATTACAGAGTCGGAGGCCGTGTCAGCACCGTCTTTTAATACGCCGTCAACAATAGCCCTGAATCCGACATAAAATTTCACATTCTGTCCTACTGTGGCTCCTGCCTCTGCCTCCCATACAGCACGAAAACGGAATACGCCGCCGTCCCAATCGTCAGGCATACGAAGTATCGTCTCGAATTCTACAGCGGAGTCGTATGGAAAGGCACAAACGACAAATTCATTCAAGAACTTGAGGTTCAGACTCATAAAGTCTGATGGACGAAGCTGAACATGCCCAACGAACCCGACCGCGCTGCGAACAAGCCTTTCGGACGCAAGCGCGACATTAGAAGCCGTAGCAGAGTCACGAATCGTCGTAATCACGGGCAACCCATCCTTCAATACCTTTTGGCCTGAAGACCATTGAGGGACGTAATTCTCTGTTGAAGACGCTCCCATAAATCCTACTGTACCCAGAATCGACTTCAAGACGGCGACAGTTACTTTGCGGAGAAAACCACCGTAAATAATCGGGATCAAATTTGCGTCTGCTGGCTCCGTGACGGCGGTCTGGGCTGTCACGTAGTCAGCAATTGAAGCGTCCATTGCAGAAACGAACTGCGCCCAAGTAGCCTTCTTCGCAGTACCGGACTGAGACACAAGGCATAGGTCAGCATCCGCAAGCACCGTGACATCCGAGAGTCCTGACAAGGAAAGCAGGTCTGTTCCGATTTTCGTCTTCAAATAAGTAGAAAGAGCAGAAAGGTCTATCTCTCCCTTTGTTGCCCCTGACGTAAGAGGAACCGTAGCCGCGTCAATGGCAGTCGCCGAGGCTCCATTCCAAACGCCAGCAAGAGCAAGCGCCACTATTTTTGACGCTGAGAACGTCGTTAATCTATCTGAACGCGACCCCACGAGAGAATCAGAGCCTAGAGCGTCGGACTCCTCTCCGGTGACGAGAGCAAGTATTTCAGATAAGACGTAATCACCTACCGACTGCACCGTAACGACCCTTGGAAGACCGCCATCGGAAACTGGTATCTTCTCTACACCTGTGACATTGCTGTCTGCCGTTGCATCATCAATTTTCATCTAAGCCTCCCAAGTTGTTTCGATACGAATGATAGTGACTCGAACGCCCATTGTCCAGAAGAAGTAAGCGTGAACACACACCACGCCCCACGGACGCGAGGCCGAACAACGCGATTCCACCCGCTTTTGAATGTAAACGAGAAGGAAGCGGTGGCGTCCACGGCCTCTTCCGGGCTGTGTCCCGTAGACACGGCTACGGTTACGTTTGCGCTTCCCGTGGCGATTGACCCATACACTTCAGCTAGAAACCCGTCCTGCATGGCCTGAGAGAGCTGTACGGGGCCAATCTTTACGGAAGAGGCAAGTCCAGTCGTTTCTACAATGGCCCCTGCTTCTGCTTCAGGATCAAACTTGCGCCATACGCTGTCTTTCCCAAGCAGAGCAACCTCACTGATGTTGCTGCCTTTGAGTGTTGCCAAGGCCGTGGGCTGATGAGCCGTTTCGAGAGACACTGGCCACAATGCGCGATTTTCGAGTTCCAACCAATAATTAACCCCATCCCCTGTAGCCGGTGTCAGAAACAGGTGATACCCTCTTGCAGACACGTCATAAATCATCAGTGGCGTTATCGTACTTGTATCCACATTCCGAAGGGACTCGGGAATACGATCTTCACTGAACCTTTGTAGATTGTCACCAGAAAGCAGATATATCCCATCATTTGACAAGAAGGCAAGCTCTGAGCCCCTGAGAGCCCACGCCCAGGCAGACACGATACCGACATCTTCGGATATTCGTGTCATGTTTCCGGTCGTAGGATCTCCCTTGATCACCCAGAGAGAATTTACCGTAGCAACGAACATGTGACTGTCACCGACAACTGCAATCGCAGTAATGGCTTCTACCTTGTCTCCCGAAAGAGCAACGCCGCCGGCAACAGCCCGTCCCACGTCTCCTGTGTCGGCGCCAAGGTCAAAGTCAGAATAGTCACCCTGTCGGGACATGTACCAGAGATCATCCTTGATAAGAACAAGCCGGTTCCGGTAAATAGCCGTAATGGTGTAGCCAGAAGGAATTGCTCCCTCCGTTGCTACCGCATTCATCAGCGTGTCCCTACGAACAATCTTCTCGTTAGCGGAAGTAACCGCTTGAGGCAAAAGAATGTCATAAGAAATCAGGACGTCGTCAGTCCAGTAGATTGGCTCTCCGTTCGGCCACAGAAACGCAGTATCAGCCTCAACCGGATTTACGGCAGTAACAAGCACAAGTGGCGGACGGGAACCGCCCCGAAGCCGAGAATCAAAGACACCAAGCCCCCTAACGTTCACAGCATCAGGGGAGCCATAGACCCCGACAGGAGACTGGCTGTACGGGTATTTTTTCACAACCCCCGCGAGGGGGAAGTGCAGTGTCTTTGAAGAAGGCTTCAAGTGAAGACCCCCTTACGCCGTTGTTACGGCTTTGAAGCTACACGACGCGTATGTGCCTTCGTTGACGTAAAGGGAAGTCCCCGCGCCACCGTCAGTGTGCTGGAAGATGCACCCAGTGGCGTAGCCAAGAGTAGCATCCGTTGGGACCGTAATCCCAGAGGCGAAGTGAAGACCGTCCGTAGAGGGCCTCTCAATTTTGAGCAGTGATGCAATGCGATCTAGCATTTTGATCTCCTTTTGTTGTGTTTTACGCTACCAAGTAACGCCGTGATAGGTAAGAGGAAAGACCTCCCGCATATTGGTTCCGTGCCCACGAAAGTCAGATGGGTCGTAACCGTTAAGCGAGGAGGCCGAAAGTGCGCCATAAAATCTGGCAGAAAACTTGCGGTCTTGGATCACCGCAGAAATAAGTAGCCGTTTGAACTTGTCGGTATGCAACCCGGTCTCATCATTTGCACGTTGCTCTGCAATTGCCAAGCATGACTCTAAAACAAGACCTGCATAACGCGGGCCCCCAAGAGGAAACGGCCTCAAGGTCTCGGAAAGCTTCCCCCCGTCAGACTCCTGCCGGAATGTAAGCAAGTAGGCGTCATCAGGAATCGGCCACATGAGCATTTCGCATAGCTGCCCGTTATCGCCGAATGTCGCAAGGTGTCTAACGCAGACAATACGCGGGGGCCCTGGATTATCAGAGTCAGAAGCAAGGCGGGCCCGGATAAGCCCTTCAGGGCATGAAATTGCGGGAGGAAGGTGAAGGCTTGACTCGAATTCTACGTTGCCGAGAAGCCTCCCGAAGTCACTTGAAAGAGCGACAGAAGAAGTGCCAATCGTAGTTGTCACCTGTCCGACAGGCTTCAGGAAGCTCCATTCGTGCTGAACGTCCGCCCCTTCCATAGCAGGTGGGTAATAAAACTGCCGAACGCCAGCTTGGATGTAATCATCTACCTCTTCTGTCTGTGCATCGGTAAGCGTAACCGAGCTATCGCCGTAGCCAAGGAAACGCTTTACCTCTCGAAATAGATCGGAATACGTGATTGAAAGCTCTGTGGCGCTGGTCGACACGACATCGCCAGCCCACGCCGTCCAATCAAGATAGTAGCCATCGGAGGACGGCGCACTGGAAAACTGGACGGTGAATCCGTCCGTAGATAACGCGCCCACAACGTATGCAGTAATCAGATCGGAATCCGTAGACGGAGCGCGAACACTCACCTGCATAGACGCTGGA